CAGTAGTAGTGTGAAAATTCAAATTCACCGTTTTGAATACGTTGAAGAAATGTAGCACTTTTTGGAAGTGGTTTTACTTTAGTATCAAAACGTCTCCACCATCTAAATTGGTTGTAATTGAGGGGTTGTAGTTTTGAAATTTCTTTTAGTACTACTTGTGGATCAGACGTTTTGAATAACATAACCTTTATTTTGCGGTAAATATAAAAAGGCTCCTTTAAAGAGCCAAATATTTTTAGTAAGTTATTTGATTATCGTTTAAATCTTGTAATCGATTTTGTAGTTGTTCAATTGCAGGACCTGCCTTTCTACCTGATATCCCTGAACGGGTTATTCTGTCTATTTCGGTTTGAATACGTTGTTTTTCTTGTTCAACAGAATACTCATTTCTGTATTGTGAGTTGGCTAAAGCAGATGGTTCCTCTAATTTTTCTTCCTCTGTTGATTCAGTAAATACACCTTTATCTTTTAATTCAGCAACCTTTTCCCAAACTCTATCAGCTTCTTTTTGCAAATGAGTTTTAGGTTCACCATAAATGTTTTTTTTTGGTTTTAAACCAGCAAAAGCTTGATTAGTTGCTATAACCAAAGTTATAGCTAAAGGATCAAATACAAATATAAGCAAAAATATAAACCAATTAGCCACTGCTTGTAAACTCGCACCTGTAATTTCGCTTACATATTGTATTGCTCCAAGTTCATTTCCCTCAACCGCAGCAGATTCCATGTCTAATATTTTAATATCTAAAACAGTAATACTATCGTTTAGGGCATCTATTTTACTGGACAGAGTATCTCTTCTAACTTGAGCTGAAGATAGTTGGGTTTCAAATGATTTTCTATTTGCGTTATTTGCTTTGGTAATAAGTTGTCCTGTTTTTCTATCTACTGTTTGGGTTGTGGTGTTTGAAGCTAGTCCTTCCCTTAGTTTAGTAATATCTGAATCTAGTGTGGTTTTTTCTTGGTTTAATTCTGCTTTAATATCTTCAAAACGTTGTTTTTTAACTTCAATGTTTTTAATTTGTTTACCATTTATTTCAAGTTTAGCTATATTTTCTTGAAATCCAGTACTTAACAAACCATATATTCCAATTGAAGTAATCACAGATAAAACCACCAATGCAATTGTTAAATATATTTTTAAGGCAGTATATGTTTCTTTCCATTTATCGTGTAGGTAAGTTGCAATTGCAATTTTAGATATTTCTAAAAATGAACCCATTATAATAACGGGTGTAGCAACACCTATAAACACTACAGATAAACCTACAACACTATAATATGCTGCTGTGGTGGAAAGTCCTATTGCACAAAATAGGAGAAAATAAGGTAAAAATTTTTGTTTCATGTTTGGGAATATAAAAAGCCCCTATTGGGGCTTCAAATATTTTTAAATAATATTAATTATTTATATGGTACATAAGAGGTAGCACCACCTTTCTTTACAGCACGAAGAATTTGTTTACGTTGCTTTCCTGTTGACTCATAAGAAACATGTACCCAATCTGGGTTAGTGGTTGTACCAAATTCCCAAATTAATTGGTCAAAGTTAAGGTTTTCTTTGATAAAATCAAATACCATTTTATTAGTAACCCCACCAGCATGACCATCCATATCAATATCAATTGCTTCTCCTTGGCAATGTTGTGAACTTAATGCTCCACCGATTGCTGTATTCAAATCTTTACTGCGGTATCCAGATGAGATGTGGATTGGTTTTCCAAAATGGTTTCTAATTGGTTCAAAAATATTTTCAGCCAATAATTTGAAATTAGCAATATGCGCTTCAGTTGGCATATTTGATATTCCTCTTCTTTTTGCAGTTTCACTACGAGTTACTTCTGCTAATGATAAATGTTCACTTAATTGCATAATTTTTTATTTAACGTATTCGTAATATTTGTATGTTTTTACTTTTCTATCTTCTAAACCATGTGTTCCACCATTAATGCGTTTTGTTAACGATAAAATAGCAGCATCATTTATTCCTTGATCGCATATTGCCCAAAGCTTATTGCGCTCGAAAAAGAACATTGCTGATTCGAAAGCGTACTTTGTAGCAACTAAATCTGGGGTAGTAACCACCTCATTAGTACCTAAGTACTTAGCAAAAGATTCGTAGTTAGCTTTTCCAGTTAATTGTAATGCACCACGACCTCTATACTTCCACCCATCACCTGAGGCTTCATTCCCATTACCCATTCTATCTGCATACACTCGATTAGCAATCTTTTCAGGGTTACGAGCATAAGATTCTTCTAAAGTGCCTGGAAAATATTTTCCAAAGGTACCTTGTAAACCTGCTGCTGAATAGTTTAGATTTTCTGAGAATGCTTTAAAATTACCGGTTTCATGGGAGGTTTGAGCAAAGAAATGTGCTGCACGGATTGGGGACAATTTTAATAACGCCATTCCGGCTTTCATTGTACCAGGGCCAAAAGCACCATCTGCGGTTACTCCGGCTTTTTCTTGTAAACTTTTTAAACTCATTATTCTTTGTTTTTATCGTTTTTTTTATTGATCCATTTATCTACTGATGCTATCCCAAATGATCCTAAAATGATCACCATAAACCCATCAAATATGAATCTGTTAATAACTAATTCTTTTCCATATGCTCCAGTAGCTAAATCTACTATTAGGGATACACATAGCAAAAAGAATGCTATAAAACCAACTACTGACTTTTCGTTGATTGTATTGTTGTCGTCAAACAACTGGTTAAAAAATTTTCTCATAATGTTTCTTTTTGTTATACATATTAAAAAATTCTTACAACTTTAGGGATTATGCTTTATTATTTTTTAGAATCTTGTGTAGCGTACTTAATACCCATGATTGTACCAACTATTGAAAATGCATTTGTTAATAATACACTAAACATATTACTCCAAGTTGATCCAATTATTTGAGTGTCTTGATTTGTTATAATAGCTGCCCAATATAAAACTGTTGTTACAACTCCTACTCCAACTATAACAGCTAAAGCAACCTTAACAATGATCTTTATTAACTCACCCTGACTTTTTTTCATTATTATATCTAAATCATTCAAAGCTGCATCCTTTTCTAGCTCTATTGCATTTTTAAGCTTTTGAGAATTATCAAGTTCTATTTGTAAATTTTTTGTAAGATCATCTATTTTTTTCTTATTGGTTACAGACTCAGTAACATCGGTTGCAATTTTAACTACATCGGTAATATTACCTTTGCTATCCATTACAGGATTATAGGATGCTTGTAAATAAACAATAGAACCATCTACTTTTCTCCTCTCAAATATTCCATCGAAGAATTTACCCTTTCTTAAACTTTCCCAAAACTTAGCATACTCATCAGACTTTGAATACTCGTAGCTAACAAAAACACTGTGGTGTTTACCAATAACTTTATCTTTTTCATTGGATTTGTATCCCATAGTTTCTAAAAATATAGAATTTACATCTGTTATAAACCCATCAATGTTAAAGCTAATAAGAGCTGTACTTCTGTTAATAGCATCTATTTGCTTTTTACTATCGACAATTGCACTGATGTCTGTAGCAACTTTCATTATTTTGGTTATTTTACCACTTTCATCAAAAATAGGATTATAGGTTGCTTGTAAATTAATAAGACTTCCGTTTTTTCTTCTTCTCTCAAATTCTCCAGTATAATACTTTCCACTTCTTAAGATGTCCCAGAATTTTTCGTATTCAAGTGATCTTGAATAATCATCACATACAAAAATACTATGATGCTTACCAATAAGCTCTTCATGGTTACCTTTACCATAACCCATGGCTTCTAAAAAGATATCATTAACCCCTAATATAGTACCATTAAGATCAAAGTAAATAAGAGCATTACTTCTATTAATTGCTTCTATCCTACTTAATAACTCTTCTTTTGGGAGATTTTTCATTTTATGTAAATTAAGTTTAAAAAGTTAACACAAACAATTTAAAAAACTTATTTACAATTATACATATGAAATTATCTATCCCTCACAAGCTATACAACTATCATCTCTTGAAATTGTATCTCCACGTAAAATGCTTTCTGAGCGCATGTAGTAAAGTGTTTTAATACCTTCTTTCCAAGCTAATTTATGTACATCACTTATGTATTTTGGTGAGTCAGATGGATCAAATGTTAAATTCAATGAAATTGCTTGGTCAACATATTTTTGTCTGATTCCGTTTTGTCTAACTATCTCGTACGGGTTAATTTCTTTAAATGTTAAGAATATTTCTTTTTCCTCGTCCGTTAAAATATAGTCAGGTAAACCTAAAACTGAACCTTTATCTTTTGCAATTTGATCCCAAACACTATCAATGTTATATCCTTTAGATTCAAGTAATTTTTCTAAAGTTGGATTACGTTTAATAAATGTACCTTTAGCTGTTTTTAAATTAAATACATTTGCGGGGATTGGTTCAATTGAAGGAGAAACACCACCTGAAATATGGGCATTTGATACAGTAGGGGCAATTGCTAAATGGTGGGTATGTCTTAAACCTGTTCCTTTACACCATTCTGGTTCACCATATAATTCTGCTTGAGCGCGGGATGCTTTTAATGCTTCTTTTTCAATAAATTCAAACATAATATTTGTATAAGCATTTGCTTGCAAACCAGTAAATGGTAAACCTTTTTCTTGTAAAAATGTATGCCAACCTAAAACACCAATACCAATTGCTCTACCTTTAGATGCTGAGCGATAGGTATTTTCCATAAAGCGAACATTTTTTGATCTATCAATAAATTCCTGTAATACGCCTTCTAAAAACCAACATGTTAATTCAGGTAAAGTCATACCATTTTCAAACTTATATTCATTCCACTCGTCCCATCTTGCTAAATTAAGAGAAGATAAACAGCAAATAAATGAATGTAATTCATCTGTGTATAATGAAATTTCAGAACAAATATTTGTCATTGAAACATGCAAATTATTCTTTTTATATGCTTCAGGGTTAGCATTATTTACATTATCCTCAAACATAATGTAAGGTTCACCTGTTTCTAAACGTGTTTTTAATATTTCACCCCATAATTTCAATGCTTTTGGGTCACGTTCCTCTACTTTGTTCATAAACTCGTCATCAATTACTACACATTGATGCATATTTAAACATTGACGATTAACATCTCCTTTTGGACGTCTAATCATTAAGAACTCTTCAATATCTGGGTGGTTAATACTTAGATTAACTGATGCTGCTCCTCTTCTAACTGAACCTTGATTTGTTGCTAATATTGTTGAGTCATATATTTTAACCCAAGGAACTACACCTTCAGATACTCCATTACCTGAAATAGCTTTGCCTCTACCTCTAATTCGAGATACACCAATTCCAACACCTCCACCTTGAGACGATAAGCGCATTAATTCTGAGTTAGCTAAAGCAATTCCCTCAATTGAATCATCTGTATCAATCCCAAAACATGAGATTGGCATACCGCGTTCTGTACCTAAATTTGAGAGTACAGGGGAAGCTAAACATAACCAATTTTTAACCATTGCCTCGTAAAAGTATGGTTGTAAATCTTTACGTTTTAAACGTTTTGCAGCTGCACGGGAAACTCTCTTAAATGCATCAAACACATCTTCATCAGGTAATAAATAACCTTTTGAAATCATTGACAATGAAATTTCGTTCATCCAGCTAGGGTAATGTTTACCCTTAATCCATTTACTTGTGTCTACGTTTAATTTGCTCATAACTTTATTTAAAAATTTTTAGAATAATAGAATTTAGACCCTTCATGTTGTGATTCAAAGTCTTGTTTTATTTTGGATTTGTTAGCAAAATTTGGATTAATTATTACAATATCATCATAATCTAATCCCCCAGTACCTCCAGCTGCTATCCAAACTAAATCATTGTCTTGCATTAATTTAGAATATACTGCATTTTTAACTTCAGGACTAGAAGATTTATCGCTAAAAATATATCCAACACTAGGTTCCATAAGTAAAGCTTTATATACCTTATAGCCAAAACCTTTTATTGTTAAATCAGGTAATGAAGTTCCTGTTGCTCCTGGGAGTAGGTTTCCTGCTTCATCTTTATAAGTTCCACCAGGCATTTTACCATGATACCAATGAGTGTAATTGTTAGGGGTTAGTATAATATAATTCATGTTTTTCCAAACATCCCATTGGCTAGTATCAGCATCCCATTCATAGTCTTTAAATGTATCACCTCCAGGTCCATCATATTTAAAAGAAGTCATTTTACCTGGTTCACCCATTGGGGTTTTGGCCATTTTTCTAATAATATCAGGATTGCCTAACATGATATCAAATGATTTGGCTCCAGATTCAGAGGTACCTCGTTGTGCTCCCTTAGAGGGCCACACTGCTACATCTCCAAATTTAGCTTCTAATAAAGCTTCTTTAAGTAATTTAATTAATTCCATTATAAGTTTTCTAATAAATATTTTATAAATCGCTCCAATCAGCGGTTGATTTTGAATAATCTGTTACTCGATTTGCAAAGAAATCTTGGTGTGTTTTACCACTTGTTAAATGTCCGAACCATTCCATTTGTTTAAGTAAATTTGGATCAATATCGTTATAGATAGCTGAATACCCAAGTTCAATTAGTTTTTGGTTTGCTCTTTCTTTAATGAAATTTTTTAATTGTTCTTTATTTAAACCCTCAATATTACCCATTTCAAATGCTTTATCAATAAAATCAAATTCAAGTTTTACAGACAAGTCACAAGCTTCATAGATTGCTTGAGTTAATTGTGGTGTATCTAATTCGGGACATTCGGATAAAAGTGTTCTATATATCCAACATCCAGCTTTTGAATGTAAAGATTCATCACGTACGCTCCACTCAACAATTTGACCTGTTCCTTTCATTAAATTACGTAATTGAAAAGACATTAATACAGCAAATGAAGAAAATAAATTTACACCTTCAGTAAACGCTGAAAATATAGCTAGTGAAAGTGCTCTATCGTATAATGTATCTCCAGGTTGTTCAACTAAACGATCGATTTTAGCTTTTGCTTCTTCATCTTCCATAAATGCTTCAAAATCATCCAATCCAAGTTCCTCGTTTAAACGAGCATATGCTTCAGCATGAATTGATTCAAAATCAGCGAATGCGCACGCCATTGCTTTGATTTCGTGTTTTGGAAACCAATCAACCACTTTTGTTGACCAATAGTCGTTTACATACGTTTCTGTTTGAGCAAATGATTTTAAAATATTACCAATTAAGTTTTTTTCACTTTCGGTAAGTTTAAGTTTCCAATCATTTAAATCCGAAGATAAAGGTACCTCGTCAGCAAGCCAATGTGCTCTGTGTTGGTCTTTATAAAATTCAAAAGCAGTTTGGTATTCAAACGGCTTATAATGCGGTCTAAGTTCTGTTATCATGTGTTTAGTTCAAAAAATTTGTTTGCTAGCATTCTACGGTCAAGATCTTGAAATTCTTCGTTTGACATCTTTTTAGGTGAATCTGCCTCCTCGTCATAATGGTTTCCTACTTTAATTCTACCTGTTGAAGTATCAACTTCAACTTGAAAAGTAAGTCCATCCATCCCATATCTGTTTTTCATAATATGAAGTCTTCCTGTTCCGTTAACTTTATCTTCTTTTTTTCTAGATAACGACATTGAAAGGTCAGTTATCATCATTTTATCATAACTTCCCGCTGCTTTATCTCCTTCAATAACGTCATCTTTAGCACCTGCGCGATTTACTTGCGAAACTGACCAAATTGGTAAATTTAATTCGCGAGCTAAACCTTTAGTACTTGTATAAATATCATCTATCTCTCCCTTACGGTCAACATTTCTTTTTCTTGTTGAAAGAAGATCTATGTAATCTATAATGATCAAATCTGGTTCAATTCCTAGATCTCTTACTTTTTGAATATGCGATTCTATAGTAGAAATTGTGGTTTTTCCCATAGGGAATTCACGGATAATTAATTCACCTGGTAAGTTTGCTGTGGAAATTTCAACATCTCCTTTATGTTTTTCTAGTTGATCTACTGGTGTTCCAGTAAAGAAAGCATCGTATCGTCTTCCAGTATAAGCTTCACTTAATTCTAAAGTATAATGTATAACGTTATAACCCATTTGAACAGCAAACCCACCTAAAGCAACTAACGTCCATGATTTACCTCCACCAGGATTACCAAATATTAAACCTAAATCTCCATTACCTAAACCACCTTGAACTAGCTCATTTATTTCAGACCATGGTGTAGGTACAATTTTTCTATGATCTTCTCTATAACGTGATTCAACATCTCGTTTATATTCATGTCCAATATTCTTGTCTTGTCCTGCTTTCATAGCTGATTCAATCATGTATTTAATTGAATCGTAATCGCCTGCTTTAAGCAAATCAACACTATTTAATAGTGCTTTTTTAAGTTGTTGGTTTTTACAAAATGTAGAAAATTCTTCTTGTACATAAGCTAAATCGTCTATATCAGCTTTATATGCTTCACGTAATTGTTCTTTAACGGATACTTTAAGTACTTCATTATCTAATTTTTTCATTTCAACTTTCAATATATCCATTGAAATGGTTGTATGGTATTTTTCGTAGTACTTTAAAATTTCATTTATAACCCATTTATGTGCGGGATTTGAAAAGTATTCATCACTTAATACATCGTTTATGTTTTGTAAAAATTCTTTGTGTGTTAGGAGTGATGAAATAACCTTCATTTGGAAGGATGGGCCATACTCGTCAATTGATTGTAACGTCATTTTTTATAACTTTTATTTAAATTTAATAACTTATTGTTGATTTTCCAAAAACCCTTTAAAAATATCGCGAACCCAATAATCTGTATTTCTAATTAAATTTCCAATTTGATCTTCTTCACACATTTGAACAAATTCTTCTGGGTGAAATTCTAGTTGGGTATTTTTAACAAAATCGTCTACATATTCTTTGTCTTTATCTGACATCATTGGGTTGGATAGATCCATTATTTTATGTTTGTTTTCTAAACCTTCTATGTCATGTAATATTCTTGCATACACAACGTGTTCTTTTAGTTTAGCTTCGGCAATATCTAGCAAATCATCAAACGATATATCTTGGGTTGCAAGTTCAGGAAACAACTTGAATAGTTTTTTAGCACCTAAACCTTTAATTCCAGTAATACCATCTGAATTATCGCCCATTAGTAATTTATATAAAAGGAAATTATGTGGATTTACATTAAATTTTTCTTTTACTGTATCTGTTGTGTAGTATTCTTTTTCAATTGGGCGATACACAATTACTTTTTCTGTGACTAATTGTAGATAATCTTTGTCACTTGACACTATGAATGCTCTATCTTCTGGTTTTTTTGGTAAAGTAGAGCTTAAATACGCAATAACATCATCTGCCTCTACTCTACTTAAACATATTGTTTTAACAGGTAATGTTGTTAAATATTGAATAATACGGACAATTTGATCTACTTTAGAATCATCTTCTTCCTCTAAATTATCAAACAATTCATGTTTTGTAACACGAGTTACATTCCTAGCAGATTTGTATTCTGGGATTATGTTTTTTCTGTTGTTTGAGGAACCAGGTCCATCAAATACAACATAAACTTGAGTTGGTTGAATCGTACGAATTAAAGCACCCAATGAGCGAAAAAATCCTCCTAAACCTCCTATATGGACTCCATTTGAATTTACAGCGTTTATAGCACTAAAGTTTCTAAAAAACAGGTTAAGTCCATCTATTAATAGGTAACGTTCGGATTGTGGCAATTCTTCTCCTTTTTCTTGTATATTGTTAAGGAGGTTTAAGAGGTCTTTTTTCATATATTAATCTTCGTTTTCAAATAAATCAGCAGTTGCTACTTTTTCGTCCCATTCACTGTTATCTTCTTGTACTGCATAATTTCCTTGCCCTAAAATATCGGCCCATTCTTGGGAATGTGCATCTTTATATTTTTTAACGGCATTTGGATCATCTTTAATAAAACCATGTACAGTTGAGATAATTGTTCCCATTGTAGTAATACCATTGATGTGGTTTTTATCACAGGCAATTTTGGTACGTAATGCAAATTCAACTTTTTTCTTATCTTTTACAGCATTGATTTTAGATGTACCTGCATTTGTAACATTACCGAATGTTAAACATAAAGACACATCATAATAAAATGTATCTCCACCTTTATTTGTCATTCTAGGTTGTGACATTGGAGTTAAAGCCGGAGCAACACCTACTTTGTTTACAATAAACAAGGTATTCGTGTATTTTGAGCTTTCCTTACGAGACATTACAATCTGCTGGTTAATAAAATTACCGAATTGAGTTGCAATGGCTCCTGCGTTCCACATTGGATTGTTTTTACCTTGCTCAATTGACATTTGGCATGGTATTGAACCAACTGAATCCCATATGAATAGTAAATCATATGGTAAGTTACCTTTTTTCTGTTCAGTTAATAAATCAATAATAAACTCTGCAATGTCCTCAATTGAATTTAAGGTACTTCTATCTCTATAAATAAAGAAACCAGTTTGATCAACTATTTCACCTGTATCTGTATCAACTACATCCTCGATTTGGAATCCCATTTTTTTCCAGTGTTCCCAATCGTGTTTCATTTCGGTAATGATTAACACAGGTAATACTCCCATTTTTTGGGCATTGACTGCTATTTCAATGGTCATAGTAGATTTACCTGTGTTTGATTTACCTCTAACCATAGCATTATGGCCCATAGGGATTCCAGGAATTGATAGTGCTTCTTGCAAAGCCGGTGAAAATGGAATCCATTTTTGTTCTTTGAATTTAACGTTAGACGCTAAACCCTTATTTGCTTTAAATTTGTCTAAACTAAAGGCGGTTTTCAGTTCTTTGTCCGCCGCCTCTGTTAGCGATTTTCTTGCTCTAGCCATAACTTGTTTTGGTTAATTAAAATGGTGAATCTTCATCATCATCAAACAAATCATCAAATTGATCTGCTTTAGATTTTTTAGCAGCTGGTTTTGTTGATAAGCTGTAGTTTGATTTTGGTTCTTCTTTTACTTCATTTACCTCTAATTTTCCGTCAGCTGGGGTAAAATCATCCTCTTCTTCTTCTGGGTTTAGCCATTCTTGAAGTGCTTGTTTAATAGTGTCAAATGGAAGTGGTTTGTACAAGTCTTTCGGGTTTTCTTGTTCCTCTAACCATTTTTCAATCAATTTTGAATCTTCAGATAATGCAGAAGTTTTCATTGATGGAGCAATAGTTGTTTTGTTGTAAGCTGTTCCTGTTGATTCAGGTCCTACAGTAACCAATTTGATGTCTCTACCTGACATAATATCTGAGAAGTCACCTACTTCCTCGTCAGCCGCCATTTGTAAAAATGCCTCGTAAATTTCTTTACCAAATTCCCATAATTGAACACCTTCAGATTCTTCACCACGTACAATTACAGGGGCATAAATACGAGTTTTAGGATCTAATTTTTTAGCCAAACGCCAGTTTTCTTTATCGTTTGTACCACGTAATTGTTTTGCAAATTCAGCAATTGGATCTTTCTCTCCCCAATTTAATGGTGAAGCAATTACTTTTTTACTACCAATACCATAGTAGAATTTCATTTCCGTGAATGGAAATTCTTTGTTGAATTTAAACGGTACAACTCTTACCGTTTGTTTGCCAACCGTTGGTTTAAAACGCTTGACGTTACTCGAATTGTTGTTAGATCCTCCATTTGAGGTCTTTTGCATTGATTCAAGTTTTTTCTTGATTGCATCTAGATTCATATATGACTTTATTTATAATTTACAACTTAAATATAATAACCTTTATTTACTAAACCAAACTATAGTTCAACTATTTTAAATATTTTTGTATTCAATTGCTTGATTTCATTGTGTTGTGTAAGCAATATACAATTTCTATAGTGTGCCCAATTTACTGGGTATCTTGTATCAACTACTCCGCCATTTAATCTTTTGATTAACTCGTTTAATGCGTTTATTGTGTAAAGTGTATTTGATTCTTTTTTTCTATGTACCAAAATGGTATTTTCAGGTATGTCATTTACATTTCCTTGATCCACGTTATATGTTACAACATATTCATTGTTGCTTTTAACATGTAAAACAAACATTTTATTGTACATTATTGAATACTTGTTAGATAACTCATGAACCAATAATTCAAGATCATCCAAAGCAGTAAAAGTACAAAATAGTCTGTTGTTCATCAATGCAAAATCTAAGACTTCATCAAAGTCATACTGGTCATACATATGATGGGGTTGTTGTAAAATGTTGTGCATAACTTATTTTATATTATTGTAATTGGTACCTTTTTTGGTTTTGGTTTGTAATTTATATTTATTAAATACTTCTAGTATTTTAAGTATTACTTCTTTTTCGTTTTTATCCCAATCAAATAAAAATGAATCGTAAACATATAATACCAATTTAGTATTTTTCCCTCGTAATATTTTAAAAATATCCCACAATATAAGAACATTATTTGCGGTCTCCAAGTTTTGTAAAACATAATTTAAAAGTTTTTGTGGATTCATATCCTCCATTTCACTTTTTATAAATTTATGATCTGAAACAGGGCATTTAATATATCCTCCATAATTGAAAGTATTCCATAAATCATCTACATATGCTTGTACTTTTTTAAAGAAATCTAAATCTTTGTATTCTTTCCAAATACCTCCATATAGTTGTTTAAAGGTTATTTCTTTTGCTTTGGCATAATCCACTCCATACATTTGAGCAAAACTGTCATGAACATCCACATTGCCGAAATCATAATCACAGATATTAGCCAAAAGGGTAGGATGGTAAGCACTAATGTCCATTTCAATAAAAAAGTCATTACGCGGGACAAAACATTCTCTTTCTCCATTGTCTTTACTTAAAGTTGAAAAATTAATACCCCCAAATGTATTTGAGGGACGGGTTGTTAATGTATTTAAATTATATTGTGTGTATATAAACTCGTCTACTTGTTTATCATAGTATTGCTCAAACAGTGTTTGTTCCACTTTTATACCCGCTCGTTCTAGTTGATTAAACACAAGTGCTGCTTTATTGTAGAATGGATTCATTCTAGTGGGGTTAAAGTTGGCAAAATTTTGTTCACATACCTCATAGTGTTTTACAATCGGTACTATTGTGTTTAAATTTTGTATGTTTGGGTATTTGTTGTAAATATGTGTATGAGCTTGTGTTAATTGTGGTATATACGTATGTGGGGAGGGTGAGGGTTGGTAACAATGCTTAATGCAAAAATAATGCAAAAATTCCTTTCTATCCCTTACATATATGTTTTCTATACTATCTAGTATCTTTTCTGCTATCTCTAAATCAAAATTTATTGTTTCGCTGTGGTTAATTGGGATAATATAACCTTTTGAATCATCTCTTGGACGAATGTATAAAGCACATACTTGATTTTCTATTGGGTGTAGATTATGAGATGTAGGTATTACTTCAACATAAGCTACTTGATGTTTAATTTTTATTAAAATTTCTATGTGTTTAGGATCTTCTATTAGCCAATACATGCTTTAAAGATACAAAAGATACTTTATAACTCCAAGTTATATTTTAAAATTTTTCTTTAAACCATTGTGTAAAACCATACCATTTTTGGTTTTTTTCAATTAATGAAATTAAACCTTTGTTTGTTCCATAAGAGTCTACATTTCCTCTTAAATACCAAAGTGTTGAAACAGGAGTATATAGATCCCAAGCAATATTATTTGCTCTAGTACTTAATAGTTGAAATGTGTTTTTATCTATTTCCATATATTTTAACTCGTTGTTTTTTTTACAAAAGTAACGAGTATAAACTCCTAAACTAACCTCTTGATCTGTAGGAAAAGTTGGGTTAGATTGGGGAATAGACCTGTTATTTGGGGTTTGGGTTGGAATATATTTTAAATCATATATAGGATAAAAAGGAAGAGTTTCTGGAGAAATATTTAAAGTTATTAATTGGTTTGGGTCTGAATCTAGAGGAAGAGAAGGAGATTCTCTATTGAGAGAAGTGTAGGGGAGGAGTGAAATATTTGGTCCATCTTGGGGGGTTTTACCTGTAAATTTTTGTCCTGTAGAAACTTCATAGTAATATCCTTTATATCCTTCTTTAGTAGTTGATAAAATATATTCGCCACCATTGGTGTATAAATTGGATTTTATTTGGGATTTTGGGAAATACATATTATTTTTAAATATTATTCATAGATTGAAAAATGCATAGGATCCGAACTTCCCAGCCAACCTATTCCATATTTTTTCATTATTTCTACTATTTTATAAAATCCTTTATCAAATTCATTCCAATTCCTAACAGTTTTATTTGAAGTAGTTATAGTTTTTTTAGAAACATTCCATTTAGATCCATACTCCCAACCTGATTTAGATGCATTTACATCTATTGCAAAGCCATAAGAATGGTTTGATAAACGAGTTCCACTTGTAACATTTCTTATGGCTAATCCTCCTTGACAAGAAGATATATATTTTTGTAATTCTTGGTTTTTTATATCAGAAAAAGCAGAATTTAATTTTGAAGCAAAATCTGGATGTACTTTTATAGTAGTAAAACCAGATGATGTTGGGACATTAACAGATTGAAGAATTTTTGTATATTCAGGATTTGCAGTTAACCAATGTCTATCTTTAATATTAGATTTTTTCTTTCCATCGTTAATTACAAAAGTTCCATCTGAATGTTGTTTTGCTGGGAGTAATCCTTTAGTGTATTTGTTAGCAAAATTTAAAGTAGAAGATGCTACAGGGTACCCTATTCCTGAGGTAGACCCAGTAGCAGTAGTTGAATTTTCATTAGTATCTTCATTTTTTTTATTTGGGGATGAATTTTCATTAGTTTCTCCTGAGATAGAAATACCATCTGAAATAATATTAAAAATATTTTTTTGAATCCAACTATATTCTACTGGCATAATTTAAGTTAAGTTTATTATGGTTGATAATTTTGTAGTAGACGTAATGGTTACACCTTTTTTCTTAAAGAAATCAATTATAAATTTCGTGTATTTTGCTGAGTTTCCAGGATCATAATGAGACATGTACTGTGCTAGGGTAGGATTTTTTTCATAAACTCTACTTTTACCTGCTATTATTGTATCTAGTTGAGCAATTTGAGTTCTAATCCCGTCATCTAATGTAGAATATACCATAAACCCATTTCCCCTTGTTCCTTTTTTTAGAGCTTTTATACCTCCTACTTCACCTACAAAATTACCTGGGTTGTTATAATCATAATTAATATTACCTGGTTTGAATCCTTCTTGTCTTGCATGCGCTTCAAGGAGCAATTTAAGTCCCTTATTCCTATTACTAGCGACTTTATTTAATGTTGGGACATATTCTGTGTCTATCTTATTTCCTTTTGTAGTTTTCGCTACAGCATTTGATACAGCATTTGCAATCCCATTCCCACTTCCTTGACTTATTTCATTTGTTATAAATGTTGTATTTGGTTTATATTCTGCTGTATTGTCACTATCACTATTTGCTATAACTGTTGTTTCAATTGTAGTTTCCCAATCATTGTCACTTATTTTATGGTTAACACCTTTAACAATAAATCTTAATGAATCAGGGTAATTTGAAGGAAGTATACGAGTAACAACATTTAATGCATTGTATATTTTAATTCCCGAAATACCATCTAAAGTTAAACTTAAACTTATAGGAACAAACCCATTTGCGGGTGATGCATATTTTTTATCTAACTCTTGGAGTTTAGATTGACAGTATTTATAAAATTCTGTAACAATAGATAAGTTTTTTTCTATAATTTCGGGGGATAAGGCTGGTTGATCACCTGTCCATATATCATTTTCAACATCTAAAGGAGCTGTTAAACCAAAAGCATTATATCTTTGAGTCCAAAATTCATTATAGTAAGCTGCATTTGGGTCATCTCTTCCATCTGTTTGTTCTCTTGAATCTTTATCAGCTGGGATTAGTTTTTCTTTGAATCTATCAATTAATCCTCTATTCCATTTGGAAAACATTGTATTTTCTGTTCCTTTAACATAACCACCTGCTGTTGAACCAACAGTAGCCATTATACCAAAGTCATTAGTTATTTCAGTTTTTATTGAAAAATTACGAACAAAATTAGAAACAGTTGTTCCTTTTTGTGCTGGGTTGTTTTGATTGTAACCGTATAATTCTAGGGCATAGTCTATAGAAGAAGGTTCAAAGTAACTTCCATCTATAATTTTTAATGTATTAGTAACTTCATCTATTACAGGTTCTAAATTATTTAACCCACCTAAAGCTTTATTTACTTCAGCACATATAGAGGATATAAAATCAAATAAAGCTAAATTACCTTTATCATCTACATTAGAGGAAATAATTTCATTTATTTTGCTAAAACTTAAATAAATGTTCATAGGGTAAGCAGCTTTTGCATCTTCTTTTTTCCAAACAGGAAGACTTGTATAGTATTCTTTTGAGTTAATTTTTTCTTTAGTATGAACTATACAAACTCTAGGGTCTAAAGATACTTGATATGGAAAAGTATACATTTTATTACTCCATTGTCCAGAATCAATGTTTATTATTGGAGATTCTCCTAACGGATGGGATGTTCCTTCAATTCTAGGAATAACAAATTGTTGAATATAATTTAATAAATACCCAAATAGAATATAAAAACCTTCATCATTTAAAGTATCTTCAT